TCACGAAAATCACCCTGGCGCTTGGCGAGCTTTTTCCCTTCAGTCTTGAGACCGAACCAGTGGTTGAAATCACGACGGACGCGTGTCAGTGGTGATGGCTTTCGATTTTGTGTCGGACGTCGAGTAGTGGTTGGCATGATGCCTCCTCATTTGAAATGGATTACACCGCCGCTAAAAGGTAGCAGCTAGATCAAATAGTGTGCTTCAGAGCCCTGACCTGGACAAGTGCCGCTCTTCGAGGAAATCAGCCAAGGACCCGAGGGTGAGGGTAAATGTGCCCCTGGCGTCGACTCCCTTCCCGTCCAGCCAGGCGTCAGCCACTGCTGCCTTCTCCATCAACATGTCGTACATGCGCTCCTCGATCGAACCCCGCATGATCATCGACAGCAAGGTGATCTCCGGCCACTCCGACGAGATGCGATCGATCCTTCCCTGCCGCTGGGTGAACTTGCCACTCGACCACGGCAGGTCGTAGCTAATCAGATAGTTGGCGACCGGGATGTCGACACCAACACCACCGGCGTCTGAAGACAGGAGCACCCGACAGTTCTTGTCACTCGTGAACTGCTCGACAACCTCGTCTCGCTCGCGTGGTGTCTGGTCGCCGGTAAACAGCCCGAACGTACAACCGAGGTTCTCACCGAGTAGCCAGAGCATCGGTTTGAAAAAACTGAAGAGCACAACCTTGTTCCGGGGATCGGCATCGAGGATTTCACGGATGAGGCGAATGGTCTCCTTCATCTTGGGGCTGTTCTTCAGCGGTTGAAACACACCGGCTGCTCGTAGCCCGGCGATGTACTGCGAGCCCGCCTGAGTGTCAGGATCGTCGAAAGCAGCGGCCGAATAGCTGAGGAGATAGGGATGATCGCACAGCATGCGCAGCGCCATGAGCCGGGGCATGATCTCGCCCATCGCTCCGCCATCGTTGACGCCGTGGTAATGGTTCATCAGGTTGAACGAACTGAACTTGGGCACCGAATGAATGACGTCCAGCAGCTCGCTCACGATTTGGCGATACAGCTTTCTGGCCGCTGGGTCGAACTCGATGAGGTAGCTCTTCTCCACGATGGACGGCATCTGGTCGCGCACGTCGTGCCGGGTGACCCGGTGCATGGCCCCGCCCATCAGCTTTCGGAGGGTGCGCAGGTTTCGGTAGTACTTGACCGCTCCCCAGCTGTTCCGCCGGATGAAGGTGCGGTCGAAGATGTCGAACCGCCCGAGGACATCGGGATCGACCCACTGCATGATCGAATACAGCTCTTCGGGCCGGTTCTCGATGGGCTGGCCGCTGAGGCCGAACTTGTAGGGCGCCTGGAGGCGCTTCACGTGCCGTGAGCGCTTGGCTCCGGGGTTCTTGATGGCCACAATCTCGTCGCCGATCACCACGTCCCAGGCGAGCAGCCGGAGGATGTCCCAATCGGCCACGATCTGCTCGTAGTTCATGATGCAGTACTCGACGTCGCCCCGCTTGACCGACCGGTACTGTGACCGGCGCTCCCCCTTCGGGCCCTCGATGACCTTCACCAGTGCGCCGTCGGTGAACTTGGCCAGCTGCCGGGCCCACTGCCATTTGACCGACGCCGGGGCCACCACGAGAATCGCTTCGGCCTTACCTTCGTCGATCAGCGTCTCACAGGCGGCGATCGAGGTGACCGTCTTCCCGAGCCCGAGCCCGTGGGCGAGCAGCAGGTACTGACGGTCGAGCATCATGTCGACCGCCTCTTTCTGAAATCCGTACAGCTCCCCTTTGAAGGTCACGCCGAGGAGGGTAAATCACAACCGTAGGTCTGACCCCATCGCTCCATGTCGTCGGCCTGGGCCAGTGTGCGCTCACACACCTTCGGATCCGCACCGACCGATCTCGCACTGTCGGCCCAGAAGCGGATGCACTCCGGGGCCAGAGCATCACTCGCTCGGAGGAAAAACACCGGTTCCTCAAACTTTTGCTTCGACATCAAATACCCTCCTTGCTTGCTGGTCATTCAAATCACCTGGGTCCTTACATCCCGCCGGATAGGAGACTCGTCGTGTCGGCACCTGTTTGGCCAAGAATCGGTAGATCTTGTGCATCTGCCGTTCCCCTTCGAAATCACCATCGAGGGCCAGTACGATGCTGTCGGCCACTTCGATGAGGAGCCGCAGCTGTGTCAGGGAGACGAAGGCGCCATAGGCGGCCACCGCCGACACTCCGACCGACGCCAACCGGGCTACGTCGAGTGGCGATTCGACCAGGGCAACCGATTTGGTGGAGTCAAGCTCACGGAGTCCGAACAGAGTCCGTGACTTCTTCACTTGCTTCGGGTAGTTCGAAACGTAATCCAACCGCTTGAACTGCCAGCCCCACAGGCCGGTCCATTCGTCCGTCATCTCCGGGGCCCAAATGGGAATGATCCAACCCCGGTCCCATTTGAGGCCGTACTGTTCAATGACCTCACCTTTGATCCGCCGTTCATGCCAAGCCCATTTCGGCGGCCACCTGAAATCCTCATACCGGGCGAAGATGAACAATGGATCCGGCGGTTCGGGCTCAGCTTCCGGTTCCGGTCTCTTCCGGCCGACGTGTCGGCGCTTGATCTCGCGGAGTAGATCGGTCGACTGGGCTACCCCCCGGCCGCCGACCTGCTCCACCAACATGTTGAAGTTGCCTGCGCGACCGCACTGATAACAGATCCACAAACCTGATTTGGCGTTGATCGAGAACGACGGATGTGAGTCACTGTGAAATGGACAGTGAGCCGAGATCTCGTGGCCGACGCTGGCGATGTTGAGACCCAGTTCGGTGACGACCTCTTCGATGTCGTCCATCACTCGTCCTCGTCAGGCAGGTCGATTTCCTCGATCAGCGATTCCTGCCAGTTGACCGCAACCGCTATCTCTTGAGGCGCCACGTTCCGCCCGGCCACCACCCGCAGCTTGAGCATGGTCGAGTCGGAGACCCGCTCCGCCCCGAGGATGAGGTCGGCGTCCTGGGACCAGGCACTCGTCCAGCCCAGACTGTGCATGGTGACGGCCTGCTCCTTCTTGTCCATCTTCGAAGGCAGTGCCTGCACCGTGACGATAAGTGGCCGGTCGATGCGCTGAGCCAGCCGCTTGAGGCCCCGGGAGATGGCCGTGTAAGCCTGGGACGACTGAGGCAGCTCTCCACCCTCGGACTCCATGAGGTAGGCGCCGTCGATGAAGATGATGTCGGGCTGGTGTTGCTCGATCTTGCCCGCCAGACCGGAGATGGTTGTGGTGGCCGAGATGTCGGAGGAGATGATGAACGAGCGCATCCCCTTCCGGTTCTGCATGCCCATGCGGAGCTTCTTCCGTTCCGAAAAGGACAGCTCACCAACTTGTAAGTGCATGGCATTGACCCCGCAGGTAATGCCGTCGTACCGACAGAGCTGTTCGAAAGCCGACATCTCGAACGAAAGGAACAACACCTTCTTCCCTTGCTCCTGGGCGGCGATGGCCGATTTCATGAGGATGAACGATTTGCCCTGTTTCGCTGTGCCACCGAGCACCACGAACTGTTGCGGGTGGTAACCGCTCGTCGCCATATCGAGGGTGGCAAAGCCGGTGCGAACACCGGTGATCTTCCCCTTGTTGCGGCACCGCTCCCGATAGCTCTCATACCGATCCTTGAGCTTGGTGACGGCATTCTCGTCACTGAGTGAACTGACCTCTTTCCCCAGCCGCACCAGGCCGCCGGAGAAGGCTTCCTCGGCCCGTTTGTGGTCGTCCTCCTTCAGCGCCGTGTCGGCATCAACCAGGCTGTCGACGAGAATGGAGCGCCGCCGCTGTTCGCGGAACAGGTCGATGTAATAGGCGTAGGGCTCGACGGTAGACAGGATCTTGTAGTTGGGAAACTGCCGTCGGAGGGCCCGGTGGGTGGGCGCCGCACTGTACCGGTTGAAGTACTCGACCATCCATTGGTGCACTTCCCGGGCCTCGGTGTCCTCGAACCAGTGGGACTGGATGCCCGCCCCGAGGGAGGTCACCATGTCGCCGTCGTTGATGATCTTCGAAATCATCGCTCGTCCCAAATCTGCCATCAGAGCCGTCCAATCGAAAACTCACGAGCCTTGTACCCGTAGCCGAACCGGTGATGCGGGTCCGGGTCGTAGACAAGGCTGACCATTGTGTCGGTGGCGATGTGTTGCGAGAGGTAACCGTAGGTGCCGCTCTTCGTCTCGCGCACGAAGACACCCATATCCCAGAGGCTATCGTGTACAGCCTCGGCGAAAGAAGGAGGCTGCCACGTAACCACGTCAACCGGAACACCGTGCCGGTTGATCAGATCCGCCATGTAATCGAGCACCTGCACATTGAGTGACCATGTTTCCAGGCGCTTGTATCGGAACTTCCTCGACGGCGGCTGGGCAATGAGACCCTCGAACACGAAGACGGTGGACAGCTGTTCTTCGAATCCGAGCTGGCCCCGTTCCATTATCGGAACTTCAGCACGAGAGAGGAGCGGCGGATCAAGCTCTGCATCGAATCGGAGTACTGCGCCGACCATTGCGACAGCGGCACGTTCGAGGTGTAAATCGTCCACAGCCCCCGGTTGTGTCGCGTGCGCACGAGCAAATCAAATGCGTCCTGGGCAAACCCGGTAGCAGTGGTGTGCTCCTTGCCGACGTCGTCTACCACCAACATTTGCACCCGGCGCATCAGGTCTTGGAGGAGCTGATCGATTTCCAAATACTCGGTCGGATCTCTGATCCCGGCGGTGGCCTCTTTCTGCAGCCCGAACGATCTGATTTGGAGCCCGACCCATTCGGCCAGCTGGACGAAATAGACCGGGAACCGCTCCTGGCGCAGCACGGTGATAACGCTGTCGTCGACCCCGTTAGGTGGCCTGAACTGGGATTGGTACTCGTTGAGCGTGGCACAGGCCAAGAGAGTCTTGCCCAGGCCTGGCTTGCCGTACATGAGCAGTGAGGGCTTCTTCGGCGACGGGTCCCACTCGATCAACTGCTTCAAGATGCGTGGGTCGCCGCCATCATCGTCGATGATGTAGTCGCCGTACAGCGCCGTTCGAAACTGTTCGGGAATGTTCGTTTCGGTGAGTAGCCGGTCAGCCATTGAGGGCGCCGTCGACTGAAAAATGGGCGCACTCAGCAAGCACCTGGGTGGGGTCGCAGGGGTTCACATGTCTCCTCGAAAGAGGACTCAACGGACGACCCGTTGAGCATCGTTGACGGTAGTCCCCACCACCGGAACGGTCAAGCCGTTGTCACTCGCCGGTCGCGGGGTGTACATGTTCCCCCACCGGCACTGGGCAGAACCCAGCCACTATCACCAACTACAACAGCTTGGCCGCCGCCTCCAGCGCCTTCTGCGCCCCGTCAATAAGCTTCAGTGCGGCTGCGTGTTCGACCTTCGAGTTGGTCGACGGTACTGCCACTACAGCTGCACGCTTCGGCGGAACGGTGCGCGTGGCAGGCCGCTTCTTCGCCGCCGCCTTCTTGGCCGGTGCCTTACGTGCTATCGCCTTCTTTTTGACGACACGCTTCTTCGCCACCTTCTTGGTCGGAGTGCGTTTTGCTACCGGCTCACCGAGCGCCTCCAGAATCCGGGTCACCATATTCGAGATCTTGATGCCCCGCCCCGGTGTAATGCTGTACTGGGCGGCCAAGGCGTAAAACTCATCCCGGTCCCGATCGGCCAGGGCTTCCAGCTTGGACTGGGTCCATTTGCCGTTACTGGCCGCAGCTTTCTTGGATGCTCTACGTGCGGGCATTTCCTCTTCCTCATTCTCCTCATCGCCCTCGGGCTCTTCGTCCTCGGGCTCATCACTGTCGTCGATATCTTCGACGGCGTCTTCCTCCTCGTCAGGCTCCTCTTCCAGCTCCCCCTCGTCGAGATCCTCATCCTCGATCAGCTCAGCGTCTTCGATTTCATCGGGATCCGGCTCGTCGAGATCGTCTTCAAGCTCGTCCTCTTCAACGTCTGATTCGTCGTAAATCTCTTCCTCATCGTCGCGCACTGGGCTCATTACAAGAGTCTCCTCTTCCTCATCGGTTTCCATTATTACCATTTCAAGCCCCCCTAAAAGCGTGCGCACCGGGATGCTCATGCTAATAGCTGTTTCAACCGCCAAATACGTGGCGTCATCTTCGTCTGGGTCGGCCAGGATAAACAACCGTGGACTGACGTCACCGACGGCAATGACCTTAACGAGGAAATCACCGATCGAGCGCTTATCAGGAACGGCGAACTTCCGACCCTCCGCATCCCGCAAATAAGGAGCCACCTCGGAGCCACGTAATGCCGCCTCGTGGCCGACCAGACCGAGCTTGTACCCCGACGTGGTGCAGTAATCAGCGAGATCGTTCAGCGACTCGGTGAACGGTTCGATGCCGATGTAGAAGGCAACCTCCGCCCCCTTGTTGTTGCGGTGGTGGGCGGTAATGAACTCCTCGATCAGCGCTATGGCATTTTCTCGCCGAACGGCGCCTCCTCCGAGGAACCCCAAAACCAGTTGATGGGGTGAATCAGACATGGGATCCTCCTCCCCTGACAAGAGAAGGATCCCGCCCGCCATTGGAGGGAAGGGTCCCCCACTCGCCCCTTCCCTCCACGAGCTTGGCACCAAAAGACTGGGAACCCCTGCGAAGAAGTCTCAACCTGGTGCCAGCAGGGCGAACACTAATCAGCGGATTTCCAAATGTCAACAACGCTCACCTCCTCCGAAACATCTCCCGAACCAACACATCCCCACCAATGGAAAAGAGGCGGTAAATCTTGTGAGCGATCACCGCTAATCCGGCCCCGGCCACTCCATAAACCACCAGGTAATCCACACGATTTGAGTAAAAGACAGCCGCCACGCCGAGAGATGCCCCGAGGGCCAGGATCGGCTTGAGCCAGTGGGCCACCGGCCTGATCGGCAGCAGGACGGTCTTGACCAGCTGCGATGCGAAGAAGCCAGCCAGGCCGCAGAGCAAAAGGGTCATGCGAACGCAAGGCTGACCAGCATGACGACGTCCTTTCGAGACTGCCCCCCGGAACGACGAAGAAGGGTTTAGCCGACCAACCCGGCGTTGGTCAAGGCCTGTGCGCCGACGAACAACGAGAACGTCGACCCGATCGGAATGTAGTCAGGCAGCACCGCCACCAACCGGGACAGGCTGGCCGCCAGGGAGGGGTAGTAGTCCGACACCGAGCTGTTCACGGCGCCCTCGAAAATGTAGTCACTGGCCGGTGAGAAGTTGGCATCGAAATAGGGCTGGAGAAAGCCAGAAGGCTCGAACAAGATCGCCCCAATGTAATGGATTTCAGTATTCGCCGGTGATTCCACTGTGATCTGAATGGTCGCCTTGGCGGCGTTCAAGGGAGCAACGGCATCGATGACCGCACCGCGGACAAAGACACCCACCGTTTCGTTGAACATGACCGAGGGAGCTGAAATCAGAGTGTTGGTCGCCGTCAACCATTGGATGGTGAGCTGAACGGTACGTGCGGTTACCGCCGGTCTCGCGTAACACGAGAAGGTGTAAGGCACACCCGGGTTGACCGGGCACGTCGTCGAGAAGACGATATTTGATGTCGACGTAGCAGTGAGTACAAAGCCGCCACTGGTCTCGGCTGGCCACAGAATAAGCGGCGGAGTGGCCATGGTATGGGAGGACTGCTCTGTCCCATTGGTAACAGTCCATCCGGTGACACCGGCAAACCCCTGCGGATTGGTGATCAAGTTCTGCCGAACAGGGAGGAGGTTGCATTTGATATCTCTCGGCGGCTGCCACGAGGTTGGGCCCGGCGTGGCCAGCGTGTTCACCTCGACCTGCTCGGCGTCCATCAAATGGAGATCGCCGACCAGGAGGGCACCACTCGATTTCACCGTCCGGCCGAACGTCAGTGCCCCGGCCGGTGGCGTACCCACCACCGACGCCCGGGTCCACGTTCCACTGACCTCGGTAATGGGCGTCCCGGCCGTCGAGCTGATCAATACTCCGTTGAGGCCATACCAGTCGATCTGCATGAAGAAGGAGCGGGTGACCGGCGTGGCCTGGGGGATGTTCTGGAAATAAGCCGACAACACGTAGGTCGGTGGTGTGGCCTGCTGAGGGATCGGGAGCCCGAGGGTGGTCGCCGTGGCCGAGGTGCACGTGCTGAGACCCAGAGCGGAGGAAATGGCCGCGCTGGTGAGCAACCAGGTGTCACTCAGCAGGCTGGAGATGCCGTTTGTCGTGCCACCGAACAGGACAGTGGCCGACAGCGCCGTATCAAAGGACATCCCGAAATCAGAACGAGCGGACGGGTTGCTTGCTGTGGCCGGAGCCAATGTCCATGTCGTACCGTTCCACAACCAAGTGTCATTCAGCTTTCCTGAAATCCCATTTCCGCCGAACATGACCGCTTCACCCAGCACGCTGTTGTAAACCATCCGTGCATTTGAGCGGGCGGGAGGAACGGTGACCGGAAACTGCTGCGTCCAGGTGGTCCCATCCCACAGCCAGGTGTCACTGAGCAAAACACCGCTGGTATTGATACCGCCGAACAAAACCATTCTGTTTTCGGAGGTGTCAAAGATCATGGCGGCAAAACTGCGAGCAGAAGGGCTGGTGGCCGGAGAAGGATGCGACCATGTGCTGCCGTTCCATGTCCACGTCTCGTTGACCGCCGTGGACGGGTCGGTACCGAAGGGCTGGCCGCCAAAGAGCACCAATGTGGTCGTGGCCGAGTCATAAGCCATCGAGGAGCCCCATCGGGCCGTCGGACTGGCCGCTGGAAAGAGTTGCGTCCAGGTGGTACCGCTCCACGACCACGTGTCGTTGAGCGCAGTCGATGCCGTGGTCCCGCCGAACAGAATCATGGCCGGTGTATTGGTGTCGTAGGCCATCATGGCGCCGTAGCGAGCTGGAGGGCTCGTGGACAGATTTACCTGCGTCCAAGTTGTGCCATTCCAAGACCACGTATCATTCAAGGTAAACCCGCCAAACAAAACGGCGGTCGAAGAAAGTGTGTCGTAGGCCATTGTTTGATAAGATCGAATGCTTGGGCTCGTCGCCGGAGATTGCTGAGTCCACACATTTGTCGAGGCGTTAAACGTCCAGGTGTCGTTTGTCAAGGAAACCCCAAGACCGCCAAACAGCACGGTATTACCAGCACTGGTGTCATATACCATGCTGGCGTTCGACCGAGCTGATGGTCTGGTAACAACAGCAAACTGCACCCATGCTGTCCCGTTCCACCAAGCACTCCCATTGGTGTAGGTCGGCATCCCACTCGTGTAATAGAGACCCCCAAACATAATGACAGCGCCCTTGTTGGCGTCATAACACATCGAGACGCCACCGAGAGGACCAAATGGACTGGCACCGATGGAAACCTGAGTCCAGGTCGTTCCGTTCCAAGTCCAGGTATCGCTAAGTGCATTACCGTTGAAGTCGAACCCACCAAACAGAATGAGATTGGAAGACCCGACGTCATAAGCTATTCCAGCTTGGGTTCGAGCCGGAGGGCTGGTTGCTGGTGACAACTTCGACCACGTTGTACCGTTCCACGACCAAGTGTCATTGAGAGCCCCGTTCGTGTTGTTGTAGCCGCCGAAAAGAATGACTGTGCCTGTGCTGGTGTCATAGACCAAAGCAGCCCCAGATCGCGCAGGCGTCGGGCTCGTGGCTGGAAATAGTTGAGTCCACGTAGTTCCGTTCCAGGACCAGGTGTCATTGAAAAACGATCCACCCGAGGATTCACCACCGAATAAAACGATGGTTGAAGTGCTTGTGTCGTAAGCTGTCGACGAAAGAAGACGAGCTGACGGTTGCGTCGGAGCAGCGGGCGTGACATTTGTCCAGGATGATCCGCTGAAGGACCACATGTCACTCTGAGGAATGGAGCCGCTGGCCAAACCGCCGAACAGAAAAACAGCCGATGAACCTGAGCTGTAAGCCATGGAAAGGTGTTCACGAGGTGAGGGGCTCATGGCTGGCATCAGCTGCACCCAAGACGCCGTCGATCCCGCCGCCACTCCAGCCGAGATAAGAGCCACGTTGTCGTTGTTAATCGGCAGGTAGCCCTTTGTGGTCAGGAAGTTGCCCAACCCCGGCACCGGGTTATACGTGGTGTGCGGAGGTGTCAGCGCGTAGGTCGAAGCCGGGATTGCCGTAATCGTCGAGGTGGAGTTGGTCGAACGCCAGTGTCCAACCGATCGGTCGAAAGCACAGTCGTCCAGCTGGATTTCAATGTTTGGCCCGATGGTCACTTCGCAGCCATAGCCGGAAAATGCCGACGCCGCTGCCTCGATCCCGTTGGCCGTGCCGCGGTTCTTGTAGAGGAACACGGCGTTCTTCACCAGTACCCGCGAGCGGGTCATCCCGAGTTTCGGCTCATAGGGTACGCCGTAGTTGGCCCCGAAAGCAGGAAGCAGAGCGCCGGAAATGAAATCAACATTGGCAAAGGTGACGAACGTCTCGATCTCCGACCGGATCCAATCCGTCTCGTAGCCGATCATGTTCAGGTAGCGGGCAAGCGGTCCCAGCGGCTGTGCATTGGTGCCGAAGTTGGCGTCCAGTTCGAGGTACCATTCCGGCAGCCAGGACTGGTAGGTGCCACCAAATCCGTAATCGGTGAGCACCAGCCCCTGCGCCGTCCCCGCCAGCACGAAGGAGTCCAGCACTGTGCTGAAGCAGAACAGGGCGTAGTAGTAGAACCGCCCTGATTTGAGCCCCTGGTCGACGAACTGGGTGGAGAACGAATGGGTCTGGTCGAGCAGTGTTACCCCGTCGAACGTACTGACCGGGATCCCATAGGAGGAGCGAAGGAGCACCTGCTCCGTCCATACGCCGCCGGGTGGCGTCCAGTTGACCTCCAGCGTGTCGTACCCGAGCGGAACGATCGACATGGTGGTGAAAATGGTGTTCGACGGCGGAGCACCGAAGAGTGTCTCCCCGAAGATCGCATTCCCAAATGGGGCATACAGAGGCATTTAGATGTGCACCAGCCAGTTACCGACCAGGTACGGCTGCATGTTGTTGTGACCCGCTCCACTTCCGGCGGCGCTGAGAGAAGCAAAACCGGTGAGCGTGCCGCCGCTGTTGAACTGAACCGAGAGGCCACCTGGATACTGGCTGCCGTTCGGGGCAATGAGCCAGGGACCATCGGTGGCTGTCGTATTGGTCAGCACCAAGTCGAGCGGGAAACCGTGGTTGTGTCCGTTGTCACCGTGAGCGTGTGTCCCATTCTCCGTGGCCGTGAGCGAGTGGTTCTGCTCACCGTCCGAACTACCGATGGCCAATGTCGGCTGCGTGTTACCACCCGGCCCGTGCGCCCCCACGGGCACGCGCCCACGAAGATCGGGAACATTGAAGTTCGCCCCTCCGCCGCCATAGGTGTAGCCGATCGCCGCAAACAGGTTTGGGTACACACCGGTGCCGTAGCTCGTTCCGTCGGCCAGGATCCATTGCGTGGTGTCCCACACGGTGGCGGCGGTGAACTTGTAATCCCCGGCAGCCCAGATGTTGGTGACCCACTGCAGCCCGGACGGATCGGCGCCACCGACCTGGAGCACAGAACCAGAAGCCCCGGCATTGAGAAGCTCACCCGTTCCATTACCGGTACCGGCGAACAGCTGACCCTTAGCAGTGAACGACCCCGTAATATCGCCAGCTCCTGTCGTGACGTCACCGGTACGCCCGTTGACTGTATGCACGCCGACATGTGCATGCTTGCCGTCAGCGGCCAATCCTGAGTTCCCCACGGCTCGGGTGGGCCCCACCGGTTGGATGTCGCCAGGAGCGGTGTCGATTTGCAACGTGCTCGCAACGTCCACATCAATGGCCGTCAGACGGGCAGCCAGGGTGGCATAGGTCTCGTTGAGCTGCACCGAGTACAGCGGGTTGGCAGCGATCGCCCCCATGCCAGCACCGATGGTGTTCTCGATGGCCTGAATGGCTGAGATCCAGCTGTTGGCGTACTCACCGAGGACATATTCGACGTTGTCCAGATAGGGATACCCGGGAAAGCTGGTGTCGATCGCATTAGGGAAGCTCGAAGCCATGATTTCTCCTTATGACCCGGCCAGCCCACCAGAGACCGAAATGGTGAAGGTGCCAGCGACGGGGATTTCATTGATCAACATCACCGCATCCTGCACGCCGGTAGCGTCCTGCACCGAAGTCCCGATCGCATAGTTGGCATTAGCCGTGAAGGCGGTGACTGAAATGGACGAGGTCCCGGCCGGGGATTGCACCGAGGCCACCAGCGACTGGGTGGACGCTCCTCCCGGGTTGAGAATGATCACATCTCCGGCGTTCACCGTTTCCGGTAGTGGTGAGGTGAAGAGGGTGGGATAAACCGATCCGCTTACCAGCGCCGTGGTGAGCTGCACCAGCATTTGGCGGTTGAGTGATGTCACGATGGCGTAGTTGACGCCGAGCTGACTGAGGATGGTCTCATAGACCAGACCGAGCGACACCCGAAAGCCAAATCCAGTGTTCGGCAGTGACAGCAGCGTAGCCAGCGCCGTCTGCACGAGCGTCTGCGTCGAGGTGTTGCCGAAGTTGCTGAAGAGGACCACGTTTGCCGTCACATTGATCGGCACATAGGTCGGCGCCATGATGGTCACCGTGGTGTTGGCCATGACCAAGGGATTCACGTAGTTCTGCACCTGGGCTTCGAGCACGGTACTGGGTGCACCACCGCCAAATGGGGCGATGAAGAGGTTCACCAGTTGGTAGGTGACCTCCTGAGCCGAGGCCCATTCCACGCCCGGTACCTGAATGGCCAGTGTCTGGAGATCATCGGCTGTCACCGCCCGGTTGAGCGTCTTCAGCGAGGCCGGGGCGTGCACCTGGATCGAGGTGAGCGACTCAGCCGATGCACCACCAGAAGCGGGGAGAAGATTGGTCACGCTGGTCAGCCCGACCAAAGCACTCACCGATTGGGTAATCACACCGGCACCGACATTCCCCACCGGCCCCACGTTGGTCTGATAGGTGGCCGTAATGGGGCTGCCCAGCGGGGGGACCAATCCATTCACATTGTCGCCGAAGACGATGTAGAAAATGCCATTGGCATCCACAAAGTTCGTGTACACCTGATCGAAGGGACCGGCGTTGATGAGCGTGGACGCATAGGTCCATTCCGCCGGGCCGAGCCCGAGGTCGACAAACACAGCGAAGCTGTTCGAACTGACTGGATTGTGCAGCAGTGGGTAGACCTGGTCGACCGAACCGTCGGAGGTGGCCACCGATTCATTGGTGTACGGCGTCCCCTGATTTGCCACCACCGAGCCGGTGGTCGATGGAGTGGCCGAGTTCGCCCCGGCGATGGTGAGCGCCGCATCGGTGATGAACTCGATCGGTGCTTGAGTGGGCGATGAAGCTGTGGCAAAGAGTGAGCCCGCCGGAATGGTGTAGGGACCGATCGTGCTGTTCGAAATGGTAATCTCCAACGTCACCGTCGAGCCGACCGACAGGGTGGGCTGGTAATCGAGCATGGCGGCCAGATTGATGATCGAGGCCGGTTGGGTGGCGGTCTGGATGAACGCCTCTCCCGCCAGCCGGTCGAGGTAATACCCGATCAAATCGCCCACATAGGCGAACATCTGCAAAAGCACGATTCCGAAATCGGAGGGATCCTGGGAGGTCCACTCCGGCAAGAAGACCGGAATCCGGCTCAGCAAATCCTGATATATGGAGAGGTAATCCCGACTGGTGTAGTCAAATACAGGAGCGCCGGTACCGGAATCGCTGACAAAGGTCATGTGGAAATCACCTGCGTGATGGTACCGCCGGTGGTTACGGACACTCTATTCACATCGGTAAATGGCACCACCGAGAACTCGATCGTAATGATCAGCTCGGAAAGGATGGCCGAGCTTTCAGAGAAGGAAATCTTGTTCACCACAATGCTCGGTTCCCACTGGTTGATGGCGGCTTTGACGTCCTTTACCAAGAGCGCATCTAGCGGGCCGCTGATCGCCGAGAAAACGGAATGGGCGAGCGGGCTCCCATAGGTGGGCAGCATGACCCGTTCTTCGAAATACGTCATCACGATGGCCACGATGTGCTGCTCGATGATGGCGATGTAATCGCTGAGATAGGCAATGCCTCCGGTGGCCGGGTCGATTTGGAAGGGAACCAGGATCTCCAGGCCGGTCGGAGGAGTAGGTACTACCGGAATGGTCGTTGTTCCCGGTGAGAGGATCCCGGTCACCGTCAGGGTGAAGGACCACGTTCCCATGTTCCCGTTGGTATCGCTATCGGTTCCCGACACTTTGTAAGTCCCCGGCGGTAGTGCACCGGTAGTTGAAACAATGCCATTCGACTGGACAACTATGCCGGGCGACGGCGAGGGCACAGTAGTGACAAAAGTGACCGTCCCCGTATTTCCAGTAACGATGACTCGGGAGGTGAATGTCGCTGAATCATCCGCTGAAACCGTGGCCGAAGATTGAGGCGCTGGCTGAACAATGGGCACCGTTGGGGGACCGGCATAGAAACACGCCGAGAGCTGTGCCATGTCCCCGGAAGAAACACCACCCGACTGAGTCAACCCCCATGTCGTAGTCGGGGAACTCATGCCGGTAATGATCAGGGCTCCAGCCATGAGAAACGGAGAGATCCCCATAGGATCCCAACCACCAGTCGGCCCCGAAGAAACCGACCAGTCGCTTTCGGTAATCCCCTGTGTTACGAATAACTCGTTCGGATGGCTCGGTGTTACCGAAAGCGAGGTGACCGTGGTAGAAGCGGTGGCTGAAGGATTTACGGCCGTGTTGTCCAGCGAGATTTGACCCGAGTACTCCTCAATCCCGTAATACATGATCGAGGCGTCTTGAGTGACGCTGACATGAGTACCGGTCGTGCAACCAACACCGAGCCACAGCTCAACACGGTTACCTGAAAATGGGTTTGTGACACCAACTACCTTCGACCAGGTAGCACCCAATCCAGTCATCCCCGTAATACCGGTCGTAAAAGGGCTAAAAAGATAGCAAGCGATGAGAACAGAATCTCCAGCGGTCACGTTCGAAGTGAGAATCGCTGGATTTGTGCCAGACCCAACGCTGCCGAAGTTCGACTGAATAATGGTGATCGCCATTACTTCCAGACCCCCACCCAGAGCGGATACTCGATGTCGCCGCCCTCAAAAGCGATCCACACTCCGGTCGACGGAAGCGGTGTAATGAGTGTTCGGGCGATCACCTGCGGGATTCCGGGATTGCCACCGGAGTAGACCGTCACATTCGGCGGGTCGACACAGGGCCATGCCCAGTCCGTCTCTGTGAGTCCGTCTCCGTACACCTGGGGCACCACGGCCTTGACCCGCGACAGACCCTCAGGATCATTGTTGTTGGTCACAATGCCGCGGTAGAGCCCATGGGCTTCGAGCATGGTCATGATATCGACTGCCATTTCAAACCGGACAGGTAAGCCTGTGGCGGTGACTCCGGCTGCAGACCTATGGTGCCGACGACACCTCGTGAACCCAAACTATCCCGGCCCAAATCGAGTTGCATGCTGTAGGTCTTGGTGTCGATGGTCTGCATCGCCTTCTTGACAAACCACAGACCATTCTGCGAACCGTTGGCGTTCAGCACCTGAATGAGCGAGCCCTGCGAAATCAGAGGATTTCCCGAGGCGGTCGCGCAGGCGGTGATATAAAGCTGATTTGCTTGCCCGGCGCCTTGCACTCTGGCATTAGCCTCGTTTTGCGAAGTCACAGTGAAATGCTCGGTCTTCCGAAAGATCGGTAACTCGACCTGTGACCCAAGAATGGTTGGGGCCGGACTCCCGGCCTGTTGCGCATAGACGACCTGCGTCAACCGAGGATTGACACCAGCCAGCTGTCGATTGGCCAACTCTCCGCCCAGTGGTTGCTGCACACCGAGCGTCGGTTCGAAGACCGGAAGGCCACCCGGATCGCCTCGATAATCGTAGGAGGCAACCAACCCACGAGTCTGCAGCGGGTTGGTCTGACGCGGCTTGAAGACGAGCTGGATCCCGCTGCAGTAAAAGGTGTACCCGATCCGATTTGCCAACATCACACAAAACTGCCAATAGGATCTCCCAGCCATAGGGATAGGCGGCCACACTTTGCCGTCCGGCACGATGCTGGCCGACAATCCGAAGATGTCGGCAATCTGCTGAACGATTTGAGATGTCGTCTGGGACGGCCAAACCCGGTTGCTGGTCTGCTTCATAAACCAGGAGGCACCGACGCAGGTGACCATGGTCGAGTTGCGAGCCACCAATGAACCTTGATTAGCCAATGCATTGCTCAACCGGCTGGCGTGATTGACGTATCCGTAGAAAGTCCGCTTGAAAAGCGGCCGCCCGAACGTCAGCACCATCGGCATGCCTGAGCGGTATGAGTCGGCTGTCACATCGTCAGCCCAAAACTGGAGCATGGCCACATCGTGAGCGAACTCGGATTGGGTGATTTGAGCTACGTTCGGCCCGAGAGGAGAACGCTGATTACCAAAGAACTGGACATTGACCGAATAGGGGATCATGGACGTCATTGCATGAGTGTCCCTTGGCCCATGACCGGGCCCTTCGGAATGCGGATCAGCGTGCCCGCCGGAATGTTCAGCGGGTAAATCAGCTCAGGATTGATGTCGAAGATCGCCCACCACAGAGACGAGTTCCCCAATAACCGAGAGGCCACAATGTCAGGCCGATCCGTCTGCTTCCAAATGTAAAGCGTGTACGACGCTGTCATTTGAGGAATCGTCCGCAGAACAGAGAGGTTGTAGGTCCCCCCTGCATTCGGCATCCGAACCACGGTGCCTAAGTTGTATCGAGACTGCGGGTTAATGGTCATCAACCACCTGCAATCGGAGCAGGAATAGGCGTGCTGCCTCCCGGTAGTGCCAAGGACGAATCGGATGACAAAGCACTGACCGGTGTCTGCGCACCCGTACCACCACCCGTCGGAGCCTGAGCCCCCACGTACACGAGTGTCATCGAGAGACCAACCGTGCAGCGCGACGGGATCATGTTGTTTCGAAAGATGCCGTACTCGATCTGCACGCCGCTGATGAGCCCGGTGAAACCCCACAAGTCACCGTTATCGGTCTGACCGAAGACCACCTCGACCGGTGTGGCAATCGGGACCGCCGCATCAGTCACGAAGGTTCCCAGCACCAGATAAAGCGCACCGATGTCCTTGAGCACACCACGGTTACCACCAGGGTCGGGCCCGTACAGCATGTCATAGGTCCGGTCGAACAACAGTGACCAGCTCACCGTTTGCGAGTTCAGCATGTTCGTTACCCCGACAGACGTGAACTGCTGATCCGCTGCATTCTGAGCGTCACCAAATGTGTAGGTAGCGGGAGCCTGACTCATGTCGATGGAAAAGGAGACCTGGATGTCATTTGGGTTGTACAAGAAGTAGAGAGCATTCTGCGAACCTTGATTTGTCCCTGCCGGGAGAAACCCCGGAACATTTCGCAATATCCCCACCCGGCTAATCGGGAAGGTGGGATTACCCCCGTAAGGATTGAACGGAGTGCCGTTGGCGAGCGGTGGGTTCGAGGTGTTGCCGTCACCGACGCCCCACCCGGCCGTCATCCCACCGGCGAGGCTCAAGCTGTCGAGTGAGGTGACCCCGGTGTTCTTCCCGACGTAGGGAACCAGCGGGGTCGTACTCGGCCCGAGTGGGGTGGAAACAGCCATTACGTTGTACTCACAATCGACAAACCGGTCTGCTTGTTCAGCTCCTGCATCACCATGTGCACCAACCGCTGCGCCTCAGATTGGGAAGCGCTCACCACTTGCAATGGCATGTTGAGGGTTATCCCCCCACCGCCCGTCGAACGCCGACCACCACCGCTCATGGCTCCCGCACCACCGCCCATCATCCCGCCGCCGGTAAACGGGTCGCCCATGAACCCAAGGGATTGCATGGCCGCTGCAACCTTGCCACCGATCGCCGGATTTCCCCCGTAGTTCGATGCTCCAAAGTCAGGCGCCCATGGTCCCCAGTTCTGTCCGTTGCTTGTCAGCTTGGCCATTTCAGCTGCCGCAGCGGTTGGGTTGAACATGTCGGTGCTTACACCATGCACGCTGTTGATTTGCCAGAGGCCGTAGTCAGTTGTGCCGTTCGCATCGTGATCGACAGCCTGCGGGTTAAACCCCGACTCCACCTGCGCCACCGCCGTGGCAATCTGAGCAGCCTTGGGACTGAGCCCTGCACCCAAAGCCAACTGATACACCGCTGACGCTGACATACCGCCAGGCTGTGTGGGCGTGGTCGAAAGATTTGCACCAGACCCCGAACCGGAACTACCTGCCGCCGCCGTCACACTGGAACTGGGCGCTGCCGCTGTCGTGGAGGAACTTGGTCCGGGCCCGGTCATGGCTCCACCTTGCAACCAGGATCCCTTCACGTTGGCCAAAAAGTTGTTGTTGATGTTGGCCACCGCTGCCGCCCCGCCGGAAGAGTGCTTGGCGCTATCCGTGCTCGGTGTCCCGACTGCTCCTTGAGCCGCCTTTGCCGCAGCCGCTCCTGCTCCACCACCAACAATGCGTCGGATAGTCGAAATGTTCGGTGTATCGACACTCTCGACCTCGACGGTCTTTCCCGTATACGGTGCCGCTATTTGTTGACCATTTCCAATGTAGATGGCCACATGCGAGTTCGGTCCCTCTCCTTGCTCGTTGTAAATGATGAGATCGCCAGGCTGCGCCTGAGCAAGGCTTGCTACCGCTGTTCCGAAAGAAGCCTGCGCCTGCGAAGTACGCGGCACGGAAATCCCAAGCTTGCTGTAAACCGCCACCACCAAACCGGAGCAGTCGAGACCTTGACCGGGAGTGGTCCCACCCCAAACGTAAGGAGTACCGATATCAGCCTGTGCTCCGGCCACCACTTGAGCGCCGGTCACGGTGTTAGCGGTCGGATCGCCCATGGCCTGGAGATGCCAGGGTTCTGATTGCGGAGCCGGACGGCCAAGACCGAAGCGTGATGCATTCTTGGCCACCCACCCGAACTGTGATGGCGGCCCAACGTCAACTGCTTTGCCAGTCTGGTGCGCCGACTGGCCGGGAGGCGCCACACCCTTTCCACCCTTGGCCGCATAGAGAAACGCTTGCTGTGCCGCCGATCTCTTGCCGGAAGCGATCTTGAGATTTGGATTCGCTGCCATCATGGCGGTCATCCGTCTCCGCATAGCTGGATCAAGACCCGCCGTCGATGTCTCCCCCGTCGGGTCACCCATCGGTGTACCCGATTTCAACGTGCCGTCGGGGTTGTAGTACTTCTGCAGAGCATTCAGAAGCGTGGGAGACAGGTTCTTAGAAACAGTGGGAAGAGGAGCTTTGGTAACAGCCTTGAGAGCACCTTTATTGATACCGCCGCCAAACATTCCTGTTTTATTCTCAGCTGCAGCATTATGAACATCGCTCCACAATGAAAGTGCGGTTAGCCCGGCTACAGCTGCAACACCTGCACCTACCGCGGCAGCAGCACCGGTACCGCCCGCCTCAGCCGCACCGACAGCCACTTCGGGAATCTCTCCCGTACCGGTACCAGGAAGGCTGGTTTTGGGAACCCTACTTATCCCGGGAATCTTTCCTCTCCCGAGACCCAACAGCTTGCTGATGACACTCGATCCGGTGAGCACTTTGATAGCCGCATCCAAAATGGCGAGATGCCCGGCGAGTGACAACGCCGCTGTTCCGGCCTTGGTGACACCCAACATGAAGTTAGCCATCCCCGGGTTTTGGTCAATGGCGTTCGCCCCGGCGTTGTATGCATTAGTCGCCGCTTGATTTGCCAGGTTCTGAGTCGGCACCGTCGCTTGAAACGCCGACGTCTTCGCCCGGGTCTCCGCCGTCGTCTTCTTCTGCCCGGTAATCGCCGGAGTACGGCTCACCGCCTGCTTCGCCTTGTTGACATCACCACCGGCCGCCGCCCACTGTCGAACGGCGTTGATTTCGGTCATGGTGAAGTTGGCATTGGTACCCTGACCCCAGTTGGCATTGATTCGAGCCCACGCCTGGTCATCGAGAGCCAGTGCTTTCAGCTGGCCCGGGCTCCATGTGCGGCCCTGCGAGAACGCCTTCATCAGTGCCTGGAAGGTTTGCTGCGACCCATGAATCGTCCCATCGGGACTGATCAATGCACCCTGTGTTCCTCCCCCATACAGCTGGATCATGGCCAGAGCACCCGGAGAAGTAAGCGATGTTGCGAACTGTGCTGCACCCGCTGCACCCGTACCGGTCAGCTGAGAAAAGTTGTTCATGTTGCTAAACAAGTTCGCCTGATTTGGCGACCCGGCGCCGGTCATCAATCGCGGGTTATTCATGAGTACCGACTGCCCCTGCGCCAAATCACCAACGCTGAGGCTGGAGACGTTTCGAGACAACGCTTGGGAGGTACCGGTCACACCGCCAGGACCACTCTGATTTGTGCCCCGGCCCATAATGGCATTCTGTTGCGTGGACATCAGATTGCTGGCCATGCCGGGCCCGGCAATCTGAGCCAGCTGCGTATTGACCGCTCCCGCTCCCTGTGCTGCAAACTCGCCGAAGGCTCCGGCCGAAAGAACACTGGCCACACGCCCGAGACCAGTCGGGCCACCCCCTCCACCCTGTTGACCGCCACCGAAAGAGCCGACGGTAAGCCCGCTCCCGCCAGCACCGCCGCCACCCTTCCCACTCAGCTGCGACAGGACCGGCGACTTGCCGAGGCTCTTGAGTCTGGTCTCCAGGGCGCCGATATCGGAAATAACCGTCTGCAGGCGCGTATGCAACGTGACCAGATCGGTGGAATCAACCGCCATCTTGGAGGACCCTGGCAATGGTGTGGCCCCACCTCCACCGCCGCCAGGTGAGTAACTGGTGGGGGGCATCCCGGGATAGGCGTCAGGCATTGGAGTGGGTCCTCATCTGGGACTCACGCTGATCGATCAGCCACTTACCCATCTGCAGCCAATAGGTCCGCTCCCGAGGGACCATCTCTTTCACATCGGCCGGTCGCCAGCTCGGGTAATAGAGCAGCAATGTGGCATAGCTCTCGTACAGCGTGCTCCGATTAGAAACGAAACAAGTTTGGGAGCCCCAGCAAGATGGGATACTTCTCGCCACACGTGGCACAGAACACCTCAATCTCTTTGTTGAGTTGTGGACCGGGCTGGTGCTCCGCGATGAAGTCAACGAGTGTCCCTCGATCGGCCGCTGAGAGCCGACGAACATCCTCGTCCCTTCCCATGACTGGCTG